TTTGGAGTTGACTTCGACACCGCCTACTCCTTGATGAAGGAAAAGGAAACATCGTTCGTTTCGGGCTGTGTCAAGGTAGGCTCGGAGGATTGCTTCGTCGTCGGTGTACGGAAAAAAATAGGCTGGTATGCCTGCAATTGTCGTATTAAACCTGCCTCGTAGTGCTTCGAAAGCAATAGCCCCAGCGTCGTAAACTTGCCCGAATTCATTGAAGAAGGAGAGAGAATGAAGCTCTCCTGTTCGACTACTTTGGTCGTGGTTCCCGACAAGGATCGAGAGCGCGACTTTGCTGTCTTGGAACGCTCCAAAGGCTTCATAAGCCGCTTGACTGGTTTCTGCGGCGACCGTAGAGGTGTGAAAAAGGTCGCCTGTGAAGACGACTTCGGGGATCTCCCGTTCTTGGCAGTAGTTCGCGATCTCCTGGACGACTTCTTTCTGTTGTTCAAGGCGAGAGTTCCTTCCTTTGACTATACGAGAACCGTAAGCCCATGGGTGTAGGTGTAGGTCGGAGAAGACTACAAAGTGTTTGGTCATTTCTTAACCCCATATCCTACGCTTCAAGAATCCAGTGACGCCCCGTAAGCCGTGATGAACTTGTCGTTGCTCGCTAGTCTAAGGAAGTACTTGTAGAAGCCGTCCAGTCCTAACACGACGCCTTCCTTGTTCGTGTACCCGTCTAGCAACGCGCGCCATTCTTTCTTGGCCAACGTTGTTTTGGTAGGCAAGAAATGCCAGTTGGTGTTGTTCACCCGCTCTAATGCCCCGATGGTCTGGAAAGCCTCGAACAAACCCTCGTAGATATCAAAGCCGTTCTCTGTAAGCTCTACCTTAGCTGTAGGGGCGTGGGTCTTCTCGACTTTGTTCTTGATTAGGGTCAGGTTAACTACCTGACCACGCCGGATCTTCTCGTCTGGCGTCTTGCCCTCGGTAATGTTCCCTACGTAGGCAAACTCCACTCGCACGCTTGCAAAGAACTTGATGGCGTTACCGCCAGCGCTATCTGACTGCTTGCCAAATGACTTACCAATTAACGCCGTAGAATGGTTGATGAAGAATAGACAAGCATTTAAGTTGGCGATCTTCTTGTTTACCTTGCGCAGCCCCCGGCGAATAGCTCTAGCATCCTCGCCTACACGAACCTCTAGCTCCATGCCGCGCGCGGCATTGTAACGAGTCTCAACGGCTGTAACAGAGTCCACGCAGATAGCGATAGGATTCGCCATTAACGTCTCGTCCTTACCGTAAGCCTCTAACATGACTTCGATCTTCTCGAAGATCTCTTCGATGTCATTAGCTTCTGTTACCATGAGACGACTAGGTTCGATGCCGCATTGGGCTGCGCGCGCAGGGTCGAACGTAGCCTCCGTGTCTATTAGCACCGCTAGCCCGCCCATTTTCTGGCATTGAGCCAGGGCGTGGTAGGCTGCTGTAGTCTTACCGCTGGCCGGCAGACCGAATAGCTCAATGACACGGCCTGCCGGGTAACCTGGGCGACCCATAGATAAGTCTAGCTGAGGGATTCTAGATGGTATCCCGAACTTGACATGCGATGCAAGGGTAAGATCGGTGCCGTAACCTGAGTTCCCGGCACCGTCCTCCCCCCCGACCTTTGCCTTATTCAAAGCATCTAGGATGCTATTGGACTCTTCTTTAGTTGCCATCGACAACCGCCATAAAGAGTAGCGCGCCTATAAATATTATGACTACTGCATTTACTATGAGGTATGTTATAACGTTATCGGTCATTAGCAATATCTAACAAGGCTGTTGTGACTAGAAACACTACGATTATTGTTATGAACACTGACATACTATCGCCGCAGCCGAGGCCCATCTACTAGTATCATAAAGACTAGTGCGGCTAGAAGCCCGCCGATTATACCACCCACTATTACTAACATGTTTACTCCATCGAAAGTAGCACACGCAGCGTTTGCGCGACTACTGGTACGGCGATGGCCTGTTGTCCCGGCTCAACTGCTACCGGTGGGCGGACCGGTCCGATGGTTCCAGGCTTGCGCACGGCACCGCCTCCTGCTCTAACATACTTCGCCATAGTTGGGATGCTGACCGCAAATCGAGCGGCCAAATCCTTTAGTACCACACCGCTAACATACTCGGCAGCCATTTGCTGCTTCTCGTTATCTGTGTATTTCTTGAAAGACGCCATTGTTAGTTACCCTTAGGTGGAAAGGTTGGGGGAGCGAGAGTCACGTTGACCTTTGGTACTGCTACCTTAAAGCCCCGCACTGTCGGCGTGGCCGAGACCGTTGTAAATGCCCCTGATGTTGCGGGCTTTATGGTTGCTGGCTGACTTACCGGAGCCGCTGTCGGCGCTGGCGAGTCTGACATTAGAGCGCCGAACTCAGCAACGATATCCTCGTATGTCTTCGCCGGTACGAAGGCATCGAGTGCATGTAGCTGAAACGACTCTAGGTTTAGGCCCTCTGCCTGAATCGTCTCGATGATGCTAGTGCGTTGAGGCACTACCTTCACGACGTACTTGGTAGTAAGGCCGAGTCCTGTGCGATCCACGTTGACGTTCATGCCATGATGGAAGCTGACGATATCGCCATAGCCTCCGCCCTTGTCCGTGTCTAGATCAAGCAATGCCGTCTTGACGGTTGACGGTAGCTTCATAACCTTGACACCGTCCTTGATGGACAACTTGCCATTCGGGTCATTGAGCACTAGGACGTTGGTGAGAAACTTAGTCGAAGCCTTGAAGCTCTTCGCCTGATCCTCTAGTCCTTGAGCTGCCAAGCTAGCGCCATGCTCACAGATAGGGCAGCGACCCGCCGACTCTGCTACGCAAGGGAAGGACCGGTTCTTGCCGTTGATGAAGTGCTCTGTGATCTCCTGTAGCCACACACCCTTCTCGCTCCAAGCGGGCATTACGCGGAGCGTAGTGCGACCTGACTTGAGGGTGAGAGCAAATGCACCTTGATTCGCACCGGCTACGTCGCGGGCGCGAGCCTTATCTAGTGCCTCATCGTTTCGTTTGAATTCTATTAGACCCATTTCATGATTCCTTTTATCTGTCTGCTTTCATTGATTGATTTTCTCTGTATGCCAACGCACGCAAGCACTCGCTTTTGTGTGTCAACGCGGTCATGGACCAGCGAAGAGTCGCTGCATCCTTCTCGGCTTGTAGCAGAGCTTGAACAACAGCTTGGTATTCTTCGTTCACTGTTATGGCGTGGCTAACCTTTGCCTCGGTCGCCTTGTCGCCTAGTCTAGCAAACTCTGCTCGGATTTGCGAGTCCAGCACGGCTGCTAGCCTATCCTTCTCTGCATCCAACCGCCCCACCCTAAGCCTTGCTTCGGCTTCGAGCGTGCCGTGCTCGAAGATGATACGGCCCATGTTGCAAAGCTCCCGGTCAAGCTCGCTCTCGTCAATGCTAAACGCCTCAGGGTTCAGCTTGATCTCTAGGAACTGTCCGTCCCGTTCAATGTATACTACTCGTTCGTCGCTCATTAGATTTCCTCAGTAATCAAATAGTAATCAACATCTAAACCGTTAGTAAGGTTGTAGCCTCTTTTAGAGGCTATATCCATAACTGCTTTAGATACGTTATCTCAGCTAACCCCAGGCGCTTCACTTTGAAGTATAGCTCGGTTTCGTTTATTTTTCAAGTTCGCGCTAGGCGACACCCACCTGCAATTGGAAGGTTCGTAGTTACCATTACAATCTATTCTATCCAGTTGTGTGCCTTCTGGTTTCTCCCCCATATCAGCAAGGAAGTTTTCAAAGGTCAACCAACTCTCACAAACTTTTATACCTCGTCCGCCGTAGGTAGCATAAGATACGTGCTTTTTATACCGGCATCTTTGCTTCATAGCGTACCAGCACATATAGGTTTTACTTTGTTTCCGCCCTGCGCAATGCTTGTGCATTAGTGTGCTGCCCTTTCTGCCGTAGCCCAGGTGTCACCCCACCCGCTGTTGATAGGTAGAACCATTCCACCTAGCTCAGGCATGGGTCGCTGTGCGATCTTTTTAAACTCCACGTCGAACCATTCTACATATTCCTTACGCACGCCATAGGATATAGAATCATGGACCGAACAAATCAATCGGACTTTATCCGGGCCAATTTGCAAGCCCTCCAACCCTTCACGCATCATGTTCATCGTGCGAAACGAAATCGCTCCTGCCGGGCTCTGTATACTTACGTTAGTTGCCGACCGCTCTGCGGCGGCTCGGCGATACTGTTCCTTATGATTGAGGTCTGGAATCAGAATCTCCCGTCCAAAGATCGTCACTACCTTAGACCCCCGACCGCGAGCAATGTCAGGTGTCAGGCTGAGGTACTCATCGATCTTTTTGTACCGCATCCGATAGTTCTTCACCAGTCCGAAGGCTAGCTCCTCCCCAATAAGCTTGCGCTCCTTGGTCTTAATGTCCTCGTACTCTAGCTTTGCTAGGCTTGCCCCCTCGGAGCCGTATATGATGCCGAAGTTCATCGGCTTCCCTATGGCACTGCGATTGTAGTCGCTGATTTCGTGAGGCTCACACATGAGGGCAGCCGCCGCCGTGAAACGATGTACGTCACCCAAGGGATCATGGAGGACTTGAAGCAGTTCTTTCTCTCCTGTAAGCTGAGCGAACACGCGCAGTTCGATCTGTGAGTAGTCCGCGTAGTAGTAGACAAATTCCTCTTCTTCATCTATCATGTCCCTCATTACTAGCTTACCGGCTTTTACGTCGTCCTCTTTGCTCTTAGGAATCTGGTGCAGGAAGGAACAGGTTAGGCGCGCTGATATTGAACCTGCCATGTTGAAGCCGTAACGAATGCGTCCGTCTGCGCCTACTTCGTTCATGGCGTTGTCAACGTAGGTGCTCTTAAACTTCTGGCGGTTGCGGTACTTTATGATCTGTCTAGCCAGAGGAACGTCAGTCGGGTCCAGCTTCATCAAAGTGTTCTTGTTAGTCGAGTAGCCTTTGACCGACTTGGTATTGAGGATCTCTTCCCCATAACCTAGTTCGCGCAGGGCTTTAGCTACCTGCTCGGTGCTGTTAGGATTGAAGTCAGGGTTAGTAATCGCTCGGCAGTCCACCAGGATCTCGTCCATCTCGTTGTCAAAAGCTTCGCCTAGACTTTTTACGTTCTCTAGGTTTAGATGGTTGCCGTGATACTCTGCCTCCGCTAACGTGTACAGTAGAGGCATCGACTCTTCTGTGTACAGCTTCACGAGATTGGCCTTGCGGGCAATGTCAGGGTAGTACACGTCAAGCAGACGGTAGGTTAGCTCGGCGTCCGTGGCGCCGTAAGGCCATAGGATAGCATCAGGGACGTTGTCGTAGCCCATGATGAGCTTTCGGCCGTGACCTGTGATGTCCCGAACAGGAGACTCGTAGTTTCCGCAGAAGAATTCCCCGTCTGCTAGTTCCTTGAGCCCGTGCGGCGGGGTTACGTCCAATAGATGGTGCATGACCTGGGTATCCCAGAGCCAACCTTTGGTACGGATGCCACAATGTCGCCGCAGTACGTTCATGTCGTACTTTATGTTATGGGCGCACTTGGCAATTGTTTCGTCTTCAAAGATCTCCTTGAGCTTGTCATTGATCTCTTGGCGCTGCCCATTAATCCATGTAGGCTTCAATTTAAAGCCGAACTCCACTGTAGGATCGTGCTTATAGAAGGGTATAACCCATGTCTTTCCGATGCCGCACGAAATTTGCAGCAAAATACATGGATCGGACATGAAATTGAGCCCCGGAGACTCGGTATCAAAGGCAAAGATACCATGTTCTTTTATTACATTCGTAACCTTGGCAAGATCCTCAATAGATTCAACTACTTGAAAGGCTGCTGTATAGAACGTGTTATCGATTATCTTTCCATCAGTCAATAGCGATCGTGCTTTGTTCAAGTCCTCTTGCATGAGAGATTTAGTCTTGACATTACCCGTGGCAAGATACTGCTTCGGGTGAAAGACAGGCACTACCCTGAACTCTAAGTCCTCCTTCCAGTGAGGATACTTCATGTCGAACGCTGTACCGTGAAGCTGAGTGATGCCCCCCTCCCCGTGTAGGTTGAACACCTTGAGAGCCTCGGACCCTAAGAGTACTACGAGTCGTGGCTCATACTTGAACAGCTCGTATTCCAGGTGCCTACGACATACCGCATACTCACTGGCAGCTACTTTCCTGTTTGGTGGCGCGCATTTAGCGTGGCAAGTGATGTACGTTGTATCTGGATCGAACTGCGAGTTAGTCAGCAACGTGACCATAATGTCACGGGCGTCACCCCATAGCGGCATTACAGCCTTGTCGCCATCCCTAGAAGGGAAGTCTGATACTATAAACGTCTCATAGTTACGCTTCTTGAGTGGATCTCCCCTGCGCCCGTCGATTAGCTCGCGAAGCGAGCAACCCATGATCTGCGCGTGGCGGGCAAAGCGGTAGCCTCGGTCGCTCACCAAGGTAGGGAGCTTGCAAAGCGGCGCTCCGCTCTCGTCGGGGTCGCAGTTGTGCCATTCTTTGTATAGCGGTAGTTCTTCCACCTTGTCTGATTTCATGAGTTCACCTGTGTATGCCCTAGTCTAGCTAATTCGTGTGCCCTTTGCGACCACTCTATTAGCTCTTCTACCGGGTGATTGTCTGGCTGCCCTGTCATCTTAACAAAGGCTGCGGGAATGCTCAGCTTTTGCAGATACCTACAGGCTTGGGTTGCTCTTGCCTCTGCACCCTCATCCCACAGTAAGACTACGCTTCGGATGCGACTTATGCGGATGAGTTCTACTTGGACCTTGCTAAGACTGCTGCCGAAGTTGGTAGAGCCATCGCACTGGTTCATCAGCCAGATGCCGTTGAAAGTGTTCTCGACTAGGGTTATACGGTTCCTCAAGCGCATCTCATCCCAATTGAATATGAAGTGTTGCGTCTTGGCACCGGTGCAGTATTCGTACTTGGGCACTCCAGATGCGTCAAGTTCTCGATCCTTCCACCACGCCCGACGACCAACATAGTTAACTAACTTCCCCTGATAATATACAGGCACATATACCCTAATGCCGTTGAAGGCTAGCTTGAATCTGAACTGCGCCTCAGGGGATACCCCTCGTTTGGACACCTCTTCTACGGCGTTCTGATACTTGGTGACTAGCTGCCCATCTTCCTTCGTCACTAGCAAATCTGCCTCAGGAAGGGCGATCTCTGTTGCACGCGGGACGTTGGTAGGGTTGTCATCGATCCTGGTGTATACAGGGTTTCCGAACTGTATACGGGTGTGTTTATTGAGATCCTTGATAGTAAATTTCCAGCCACACCTGGCCTTGTGACAGAAGCCCACCAGCTTCTTGGTGTTAAAAAAGGCTACTTCCCCGCTGCATTTTGGGCATTTAAGGTTTGTCTCATCCCCATTAACGGCAATAACAGTGAAACTCTTATTCAACCAATCATGTATGGATGCTGACATATTCTCTCAACACTGTTATTATTGTGTTATAGCCGATTAAATTTTAGTGAAAAGATTATAGTATATAGTATAAACCATTCTCAAAAAATTCCTAAGAGAAGAATATATTCTTACTTTAGTAAGAATATAAGAGAAAGAGAAGAATAAGAAGGGGAAAATATGGAGCCATCCAGTTTTTGGTCAGATTTGGGCTGTTTTTAACTATCTAGACGCAGAAATACAGCCAGACGGCTGTCTCTTGTAAAAGTTCACTAAAAAATAAAAGCCTGGTATTGCTAGCACCCTCAGGTATCCAGCGCTGTTATTGTTGCAAACATGCTATTCTTACACTCTAGGTTGTAAGCCACCTCGATTATCTTCTGTTCTAAGCATCAGTCCAACCCTGTCTAGTTGCCCTTAGGCTCGTTGATTGTACCGTCTTAGCAGCTATCTTGCTGAGCAAGGCTCCCCTTTTCCTCGGGGGCGTCTGTCTGTCCTTCTTGTTCTTCTTGTTCTCTTATGTTGCGCCATATTGATTAGGTACGGCAGCCAGGTTCTATTTATCCTGTCTAGCAGGAAAGGCTTCCGGTAGCTTTATACAGCCTTTTTACTCTGAGGTAATCACGCCCTCAGCCTAAACCTCCCAACTTTTGTCCTCGTGTAGACGTATAGTGATTTCGATGTCGTCCCAGGATGATGACAACCTGACTATTGCGACATTATCTTCCCACTTTACGGAATACCGAGTCATCTCGAAAGGGTCTACGCGAATGCTCTCGCAGTGTTCACGAAACGCAACTAACGCTCGGGCGTATAGTTCTCTGAACACTGAGAGAGCATTCGCGTAGA